ATGTTTTGTGAAAATCCCGTCATATTGCTTAATCCGAAGCTTCGCAAGCTGACTGTGCATTGTGATTATATGCACAGCCCGCTTGGTGATTATTCTCTTCTTGACAAACGCCTTTTTGATTTTCGTAGGGTTCGTCCTAAAATATGTGATAAACTTACTAAAGATAACTACAATGAATACTTTGTTGCAAATTCTTCTACTGGAGAAACTTTCCCCCTCTACATTCTCGTCCCTTGTGGAAAATGTCCGCTCTGTCGGCTTACCAAGAAAAATGAGTTGGCTTTTCGTTGCGTTGCTGAGACTAACCGTTTCGATACTTTGCCTCTTTTTATTACCCTTACTTACAATAATGCTGCTCTTCCTGACTGTGGAGTTTGTAAAGCTGATGTTCAACGTTTTCTAAAGCGTCTTCGTGCTCGTTTGGATTATGAGAAAATTGAACATAATCTCCGTTATTTGTGTGTCTCTGAGTATGGCAAAAGTTTTGGTCGTCCTCACTATCATATGTTGCTTTGGAATTTCCCTGTTAGTGCCTTTCCTAATATATCTGCTGTCGTCCACTTTATTGAGCGTGCTTGGTCTGTATATTTGTTATCGGTTCCCTGTTCTAAACGCGTTTCACTCTCACGTGCTGGTGAGTTATTTCGTTTTACATCTGGTCGTCGCCAGTTTGATGCTGTGTCTCTTGGCTTTGTTTATGTTCTTCCTTTGAAAGAAGGTGGTGTTGATTATGTTCTGAAATACATGATGAAAGATAAAGATGCTGTTCCTTGTGGCAAGAATCCTTTGTTCATGCTTTCATCTCGTAAAAATGGTGGTATTGGTTCTGAGTATATTCGTTCCCAACGTGATTATTTTCTCTCTGCAAAGAATATTACTACTCTTTCTATTGTCGACAAGCTTGTGTCTGGTCGTGTTGTAAAAACTAAAATTACCCCTTATATAAAATCATTGCTTATGCCTTCTCCATCTCGTAAATATCGTCGTAAAGAATACAATCTTATGAAAGAATTTTGTCAGAAGCTCTCGAAATTCATGAATCTTTGTGTTAAGTTTAATGAGCTTTATAAGCCGATTGGCTATTCTCGTGAAACAATGGATGAGTATTATGAGCCCTTCACTGATATCTATTCCCGTCCTATTTGGACAGAGACTCTTCGAAAGTGCCGTTTCTTAGGTTATGTTCCAGAGCGTGAAGTAGATGATGATTATTCTTGGATTAAGGATAAGGATACATGGAATCAATTTGCTTATGAATGTTTGGATGAGCTTGAAAATTTGTGTATAAAAATTTTGGATATTCCAGATTATAATGCTTACTTTGACGCCAGAGAACAATATCTCAATGAGCGTGGCCTTCAACTCGAGTATGAGTATTGCAATATGACTCCTGCTGACCCCCATGTTCTTGCAGATAAGATTCGTTATTCTATGGCTCGTGCTTTGACTAAGGAAAAGATATGATTGGTTTATAATGCGTCAGCCTTAAAATTTACGTTTTTTTGTGCTCCCCCTCATGCTTGAGGGGGCGGGGGGGGAGCTGGAAATGATGGTTTAAAATGTTTTATGATATGGATAAAAAATTATGTAGGACTTTTTTGTATTTGGTAGCCTTTTGTGTATTTCTTTTGGCTGCTGTTTATTCTTGTACTGCTGTTCGTTCACTTCGTTTGGATGGACAGACTTTTACCGATTCTTTAAGTATAACTAAAAAATAGTGTTTTATGTCTGGTGTATTTGATTCTTTAAAGAATGTGACTAATCCGATAAACCGCAATACGTTTGATTGGTCTCATGTTAACAACTTTACGACTGGTTTTGGTCGTTTGACTCCTGTTCTTTGTGAGTACTGTCCGCCTAATACTTCGCTTCGTATTAAGCCGCAGTTTGGTCTTCGTTTTATGCCTATGATGTTTCCCGTTCAGACTCGTATTAAGGCATATCTTTCTTTTTATCGTGTTCCTATTCGTACTCTCTGGAAAGATTACAAGGATTGGGTTTCGTCTGCTAATGACCAAACCTCTGATTTGGAACCGCCGTATTTGGATTTGCCTATAGATTCCTATACTTCTGGTTATATGCGTCCCTCTGGCTTGGCTGATTATTTAGGCATTCCGAATGATATTACTTTTAATGATTCTGATTTGTCTTCTTGGACTATTTCTACTGTTTCTCAATTGAATACTTCTAATACTTCTTCTTTGGTTAATACTAAGGATTATTATTTCTTTGGTGTTTCTAATCTTATGAATCCTGCTATTAACACTGGAAATGGTATTTTTAGTTATGAATTGAATTACCAACGGAATATCAGTGGTTATCCGAATTCTGCTTATGTCTTGGCTACTTTTAGTCAACCTACTTTTAATTTTAGAGGTACTTTAAAATTTTCTTTTTCAACTACTCAATCTTCTGCTGAGGCTATTATTAATGATGTTAAGAAAAATAAAACGTGGTCTATTTGCTTGTCTACTTTTGGACAGCAAGCTGCTCAATATTATAATTATACTAATATTAATCCTATTTTGACTGTTTCTTCCTCTATGCTTAGCATTGAGAATAATACTGATTCTGATTCTACTTCTAAGCCGAAGAAATTGGTTCTTACTATTCCTAGTTTTTCTTTTTCTGTTTCTTCTGTTCCTACTAATTCAGGAATAGTTTTTCAATATCGTTCTTTGATGCTATTTTGGCGAGATCATTCTTATAATGGTTCTAATAATGATGAAAATTCTATTAAGGAGTTTTCTATAACTCAATCTACTAATAGTAACCTTTCTAATCAACCTTATTATTCCTCTGATCTTTCTGCCCCAGATGCTAAGTATGGTATTAAATTGTCTGCTTATCCTTTCCGTGCTTATGAGGCTGTCTATAATGCTTATATCAGGAACAATAAGAATAATCCTTTTTATATTGATGATAAGGTTTCTTATAATAAATGGATTCCTAATGATAATGGTGGTGCTGACAAATATGCTTATCAACTTCACCATTCTAATTGGGCTTCTGACCAATTCACTACCGCTGTTCCGTCTCCTCAGCAAGGTCAAGCTCCGTTGGTAGGTATTACTACTTATACTAAAACGGTTGCTTTGGAAAATGGTCATTCTGAGACTACTGTTGGTACTGCCTTGGTTGATGAAGATGGTAACAAATATGATGTTTCTTATGAGTCGAATGGTGATGAATTGAAAGATGTTAAGTATACGCTTTTGAATGCTGATACTCCTGTTCGTCCTGTTTCTAATCTCTTTGACCTTGTGACTTCTGGTATTTCTATTAATGACTTCCGAAATGTCAATGCTTACCAGCGTTATCTTGAATTGAATCAGATGCGCGGTTATTCTTATAAGGATATTGTTGAGGGACGTTTTGATGTCAATGTTCGTTATGATGACCTTAATATGCCTGAATATTTAGGTGGCATGACTCGTGATGTTTCTATTTCGCCCGTTACCCAGACTCAGGCTATTACCCCCGGTTCTTGGCAAGAGGGTACTTATTCTACCCAGTTAGGTGCGCAAGCTGGTAACGGTACTCTTTTTGCAGATGGTGAGAACATTTCCTGTTTCTGTGACGAAGAGTCTTTTGTGATTGGCATTCTTTCTGTTTGTCCGATGCCTGTCTATACTCAGGTTCTTCCGAAACATTTCTTGTATCGTGACCGTTTGGATTATTTTGCTCCTGAATTTGACCATATTGGTTTTCAACCTATTCCTTTAAAAGAAATTGCTCCTATTAATACTTATTTTACATTAGGTCGTAATCATTTGGATGATACATTTGGATATCAGCGTCCTTGGTACGAATTTTGTCAAAAATTGGATACTGCTCATGGTTTATTTAAGACTGATTTACGCAATTTTCTTATTAATCGTGTTTTTGGTGGTGTTCCTTCTTTGAATTCTGCGTTTACTACAATGGATGAGAATGATTTGAATGATGTGTTTGCTGTTACTGATATTTCGGATAAGATTTTAGGTGCTATTTGGTTTGATATTACCGCTAAGCTTCCGATTTCTCGTGTTTCTGTTCCACGTTTAGAATAATATTGTTATGGTTGTTTGGACTCGTGGTCGTGCGCCTTTTGCCCCTAAATTGGCAGATACGCCTTATAATAAGTATAATTCGCATGAAGTGCCTGTTCAGTCTGGACTTGCGCTTACTCCTTGTGAAATTGAGCGTCTGGCTAAGCGTGGTATTGCTGTCAGTACTCCGTCTGCTGATATGTTCCGTTTTGATGATGATGGTTCTAATACCTTTGAGATTCGTCCCGAATTTCGTCGTGATGCAGATAGGAATTCTCTTTGGGAGCTCTCTCAAAATTCTAAACAGAAAATTCTGAAAGCTCGTAAACGTGATATTGAAAAGTTCACCTAAGTTCTTTGTGTTTTCTTTTTGTTTTGTTTCATTATGAGCCTGCCTTTTATTGGTAGGCTCTTTTAAAAATATTTTAGATTATGATTTCTGCTTTAGCTGGTAGTTTGATTGGTTCTGGTATTTCAGCTATTGGTTCTTTGTTTGGTAATTTGTCTAGTTCTTCGCGTACTTCTCAAGCTCTTTCAGCTCAACACCATGAAAATGAGATTGCTCGTCAGTGGAATGAAAAGATGTATAATCAACAAGTTGCTGATGCTCGTCAAAATGTATCTGATGAGCGTGCTTATAATACTCCTTCTGCCCAGATTGAGCGTCTTCGCGATGCTGGTTTGAATCCTGACCTCATGTATGGTAATGGTACGTCTGGTCTTTCAGATAATACAGTTGCTTCTTCTGGCTCTGTTGGTAATGTTCCTCCTGCTGATGTTGGTTCTATCATCTCTTCATCGCCTCTTGCAACCGACAACATTTTGAAAGGTGTTGAAATTATGAAAGGTCTTGCAGAGGCTGCAAATATTAAAGCTGATACGGCTAAGAAACAAGGTGAGCTTACTTCTTTGGATATTGATAACTTCATCAAGGCTGCAACTCAAGGTTCTTCTATAGAATTGCAGAATATGCAGGTTGATATCGGTCGGCAAGCCCTTGCCTTGTCTAAATCTGAGCAATCTAAAGTTTTGCAGGAAATTAAGAATTTGGAATCCCAAAATTCTCTTTGTAATTCTCAGATTGCAGAGATTCAGGCTAAGATTTCTAATTTGGATTCTCAAACCGTTGCCAATCGTGTTAATACTTATCTTGCTGGAAAGGATTTTGACCTCCGTTGCCGACAGTTAGCCCAGCAAATTAAGGTTTCGGATAATGAGGCTAAATGTCTTCTTATCCAAACTATGGCATCTAAGTTTAATCTTGACCAGGATACCCTGCTTAAGCGTGCTAATGTGTCTAAAGTGAATGCAGAGGCTCTTAATCAATCTTTGCTTAAGGATACAATTATGATGCAAGGTCGTATTTTGAATATTCAACTCGACAATGATGCTAAATTCTCCTCTTTTGAGCGTGCTGCTTCGATTGCTGAAGGAATTATTGGTGCTGTTTCTGATGTTGCCTCTGGCGCGTTCTTTGGTACGTCTGCTCTTAAGAATTTGAAAGAGCTGAAGAATCTGAAAAAGTAGATACGGAATGGATTCTTCCTTCCGTCTCCTATAACTTGATAATATATTGAGGAATTGACAGGATTCTGAGTATCACTACCTTGTGAGTCTTGTCAACTTCCCCAATTGAAACTTAAGATTTATAATTCATGCTTGCTGATATGTGTAATTATAATAAATGTTAAAGTTCTGTTTTCATTGAACCTTTTTGCCGTCTCAGCTGTTATATATATGAAAGTTGAATTTAAAATATTACTACTATGATTAAGTACAACCATTATTACTTTAAAGTTCTTTACATGAGAAATTGTGAGATGTATGTTTTCCTGTCTTCTGGCTATGCTTCTCGTGGTCGTGCTGAGCGTGCATGTTCTGATTTTGTGTCTTCTGTTAATGATGCAACTGTCCTTTCATCTTCTGTTATTAACCTCTCGGATGATGTTCTTCGTTTTTATGTGATTAATCCTTTTGAAAGTGTTTCATTTAGGGAGATTCACTTTGCTACTATTTGGTGTAATAAGGTTCTGCCTCTTTCTACTTATGCTGCTGTTTTGTCTCAATTGGCTGAAAATATAGAAAATCCTTTTTGATATGTTTTACGGTTTTATTAGGTATGAGTTTCAAGATAAGAGTAAGCTCTATGTGACTTCTCTTTTTGATAAGCGTGTTGATGCTGTTGATGCTGTCCATGAATTTGTTGCTGGTACTGCTTCGACTAAAGTTTCTTATTGCATCGTCCGTGCTTCTTTCAGTGAGTGGTGTCAATTTTGCAGTCAGTTTAAATCCCTGCCTGCTGTGTTGTATGTTAAGCCTCGTGGTG